AAAACTTTTCCCTGGCGGCATCCCAGAGCTTTTAATGCCCGAATTCTGCTAGACCGTTTCAATTTTTATAGGTCTTGTTCAGCAAGGATCTCAATCTTTATACCTGCACCGAACTAATTAAAAGTATCAACCGGATAGAACGTGTCAATACTTTTTAACAAATTTATTTCATCCCGCGTTCTAAGGCTTCTAGGAAACCTAAATCTGCTGGGACCTCAGGGCCACCGCTCTTTTCTCCACCAGAAGACGGAAGAGTAGACCGAAGCTCTTTTGTTAATTTTTCCAGCTCAGAGATACGGGTTTGGGTCTTGGAGACATAATCTTGGAACACGTTCATAACCACTGGCATAGCCGCGGCGTTAAAGGTCAACTTAGCTTTGGCCCTAGGGTCAAGCTCAGTGTTCTCAATCTGCATGGCCTGTTGTTGGATATTCTGCAAAGTACTGTTCCAGGCTTCGTTACCTTCAATAGGTCGAAGCAAGGCGTTTTCTTTTTGCAAGTTACTCCACTCTGTTTCATATGCTGTTTTAACTTCCGTCTCCATGCGTTGCTGATAAGCCTCTTGTTCTTTCTTCTCTTCAGCTTGGATCATTTGTAGGACGGTATTAACATCCTTAGTTAAGATTTCCCTGCGCTCGAATACCTTTTGCAATTCCTCTGCCCTATTCCGAATAGCTAAAGAATCGACGGGGTCAAAGGAACTAGTAGCTTCCTTCAACAAAGCCCTGCGTTTGGCAGTGTCCGGTTCTACCATAGCTGCATAAATATTCCGGGGGTCGACTCCCTCGTAAAGCTTGCTGATCTCAGAAACTTCTTTCTGAATGCTGTTTAGGGGCTCAGTAACAGCCTGTTTATATTCCTTGGTGGATTCTAGTCTAGAGAACTTCAACTCATTTTCATACTCATCACGCTCCTGTTTGAGCGTATTCAACTGGTTCTGCAAATCGATCTGCTCGACCGAATTAGTGGGAGCCTCGGAGACTTTACCCTCGAGTTCTTTCAGTTTTGTTCTGGCTTCTCGCAAATCTTTGGTCAAACGGGCCCATGCAGTCTGGGCTTCGGGTTTAAGATTTTCGGGTGCTTTGACGTCCAACTCATCGGAAACGGTTTCGGTTTTTGTGACTTCTTCTTCTTGGCCAGTCAACCGCTTGGTCAAAATATCCAGAGGATTAGTCGTGGAAGATTTATCAGTCTTGGCAATCTCAACAGTTTTAGTTGTCTCCGCTGGTGCGGTTACGGCGGTGGCTACGGGTGCTTCCGTAGCTGGTGCTTTGTCTAGAGCTTCAAACCCTGCATCAAATGCATCGGCAAAGCTAATGTTATCGGCCCCAGCGGCTCCTGCCACTACGGGTTCTGCGGTTGCTGTTTCACTCATGTTTTGTGTTCCTTATGGTTGGTTGGTTTCTTCTGTTCTGGTTTCCCAGGGTTCTGGTAAATTAGTTGGCTCTGACCGGTCTTCACCAAGAGCAGTCAGCAAACGAATGGCTTCATAATAGCCTTCTCTTCGAGCATTTAAAGTTGCGTTCCAATCAATAAAATCAACATTAGGGGGAGGGAGCGTCGGGGTAGGAGTACCAATAGTTAGCAAAATTTGATTCAAAGCTTTCCCGGCTTCTGATTTGGAAAAGGTTTTCCAGGCGAGTTTGAAATCGTCTCTTTTATTCCAGTCGTTTAATGTCATGCTTTTTGGGCGGTGGTACTCATCGCAGAACGCAGATTAGCTGCGGTTTGCGCGTCTTGTAAAGCTAATTTTTGCTTTAACTCCGCCTCTTTGAACCGCGCATCCAACGCGGCTTTTTCTTGTTTGAGTTGCATGTCAAGTTGATGCTCTTGCATTTTCATTTGCATCTGCGGGCTGATGCCCTGTACTTGCCCCTGTTCCAACGCGAGTTGCTGTTGTTGTTCGTTGGCCGCACGAATGTCTTGCTCCACATCTCGCTGTAGGTTTACAACAGCTTCGCGCAACAAATTCATTGCAAGTTTTGCCTGACCAATTTCTTGTTGCTTTGTTTTATCGTCGACGATTCTAACAAGGTGTTCATTTGAATGCTCATACACCATGGTAAGGAACATCATGGTGCCCTGCTTATCTTGAATCTGATTATTCTGAACGGCTTGAACAATGGGTTGAGTTTCTTTCAAATGGACAGCCAGATGGATCGCGTGATTTTCATTCGGCATAACAGTTACTTGTCTGCCAGCCTGCATTGAACCATTTTCGAGTTCGGCAATTTTAGCGTCGGCAGGAATACGATTTTTAACAGTCGGGTTAGGCAGGTAGCGATCAACCTGGTCATACCCCACGCGGGCGGCCACGCGGTCGCGCACGGCATTAATCTGACCCAACTCGTCGAATCGTGGGAGCATTTGCATGAATTCATTGAACGCTGAAAGACGGGCGGCGGGGGAACCCAACCCAACGGCTTTTACAGCATCAACGTCATAAACAGCTTTAACTGCCTCCCAAGGAACTCCACGCTCTTCTAATCGGCTACGGAATTTTTTGGCTTCAGCTGCGCCCTCTTCTCCCGGGACCCATGTATCACGCTGGAGCCGTCTGAATTGTTCGCGTAGCAAACGTCCCCAAGGAACGTAGAAAAGGTTCATCGAGTTGGTAGTGAGTATCGCCTCGTTCGCAAGCTGTGCTTCTACTTCGGTTGCAGTGCGAGGATTTCCGGTAGGCGCATTCATCTGGGTCCGATAAGATCCGGTATTGCTCTGGCGGACCATTGCCATTTCGTTCACAATCGGCTGTACGTTAAGGGCCAAATTGGGGTACTGCGTCTGAACAACATTCAATCCTGGGGGTAAGAACGAAAGCGGACCCGAGTAAGCCATCGTCATTTTAGATACATCTTCCGCGCTTTGGGGTTGCAACAAGACGGAAGTTTGCAACATCGCTCCGTCGGCCATCGCGCAACGTAAACGATTGGTCATCTGGATATGTGGAAAAATCTTGTACCCAAGACCGCGGATAGAATGATAAACTCCGTTGCCTACTCCATAAGTAAAAATGTGGAAAGCTTCGGAAGCCGACTTAAATCGATGGAGTCTTTTAAATAGGAAATCACCAGATCCGTCACGCAATCCAATGGCGTGAGAATAGCTTCCGTCGAACTCCCTGACGTAATAATGAACTACATGAACTTCGCGTGACCGAACATGGGCGAAATACAAATCATTGGCCTTAATCTGTCTCTGTAACTCTTCCCAATTAAAACCATCTTGAGGGAAAGTAGTGGTAGCATTGCGTATCGCCTTTCGTACTTCTTCCACATTCCATCCAGCTTCTTCTGCAATTTTCGGGTTCTCAATATATTGAAAGAGTTCGTGTACTAAAAAGATTCTTCGGATGCACGCAATCTCAACTTTATCTTCTGTGGCGGGGGTTCCGCGGGGAATAAAGAAGTCGCCAATAGGACATACAGTCCACTGCCAATTTCGTTCGTCTTCAAAGTAAGCAATCCCCAAGCCCTGGGAAACAAAATAGTAGGACAGAAGTTGTTGCTTAAAATAAAAGCTGGGCCAATCTTTTGTCAGAAGACGGGTAAACTCTTCAGAAATAATTGAAGCGTACTCTTCGCGTTGGCTCTCATCCCCGAAACGTGTTTTAACATTAATCAAACGATCGACTGAGGTGACAAGATCATTATATGAAGTGAGTGCTTTTTCCAAGTCAGCGCTGGCTTCTCCAAAGTTAAGGTTCGCCCGATAGCCTTGGCCCAGCCTCCGCAGCACTACGGGATCATACGGAGCCGCCCCGTCGAACATGTCCATGATCCTGGTGCGATCCCGGGCCGCTGCCTCGTCTGCCAGATACAAATTCTGGTACAAAGAGTGTAGACCTTTATGGTCGCTAATTCGGGTTTTAGGTACTTTCCCTTTTTCGCTTATTGTTAGGAGATCCGAATCAGGAACGGTATTGTTATTGTATTTGGGTTCCACAAGTCCGACTAGTATGGGGGAAGGCAATATTCCTGTCAATCAGGCTTTTTAGACACTAAGGAAGGAAGATTCGGAAACAGCCTGGTCAAGTTTACGGGCTTGCTCCTGCCAAGTAGACCTTAACTTGCCCCCGACTAAGGAGCCGGCATGAATGCCCAGCTTTTGTCTAGCCAGATCAAGACCTAAGAAGAAGGCATCGGCCAAGTCGGGGGACTTCCCCAAGCGTAACTTGTAATCTCTTTTGGGCTCTACTGTAACCTTTCCGCCGGCGGTTGTATTATATTTTCTCCCAGTCATTTCTTTGGCTAAATCTGGTACAATTCCTTTTAACTGCCCAGACCTCATATACTCTACCCCGGAAAACCAAAGTTCCGTAACTCGGTTTGTATACTTGTCTACACCTCGAATTGGGTTTGTAACGCTTACCGGTAGTAAGGAAGCTTTTTCTCCAAACTTAATTCGAAGTATTCGATTTGACCATATTTCAGATAAGATGTCACAAAAGGGATCTCCGGCACCAGTGGCGTCGATAGCCACTCTTTCAGGGGGAATCCCGGATTCTTGGCAAATTCGCATGACTTCTTTTGCAATCTGGAAATTCCGTGGCTCAGGTTTAGTAACGTCTTCGCGAAGACTGTGGAACTTATGAAGCGCTACTGCTGGACCGGATTCTTCGCTTTGCCCATACTTGAGGATAGCTAGCACCGATCTATCCCCTCCGTTTGTGAATGCAGGGTCGAATCCAGCCAGGTAAAGCGGAGGGTGCGACCATCTTGGTTCTTTTGTAACATCGTATTTCCTGAAGTCTGCTTCCGAATAAATACCCTCTTCAGCTCCTACTGGTGCTGGAAAGCTTCGTATAAATCGCCAAAACGAAAGTGAGTTTTCCCCCTCGTTGTCGATAGCGTACTTAACTTGCTTCGAGGTCAACAAGAATGGCCATTTATCATCGTGCTCGATATTTGGAGTTTTGATACCGTCAAGGTGAATACACTTACCAGATTTTGTTTCCCACTCTTCAGAATCTACCGTAACCGAGTTCCACCCATCTTTGGGTGTGGAAAAAACTCCGAATGGATCGTATTGAGAATTAAAGTTTCCTAAGGCTACGCATTGAAATTGTGGGTTCGCGTTTAGGTTTGAGATGGCTTCAAACACCGAATTGGTTACGTCGGTTGCCTCATCGATAATCAAGAACACTCTCTTATTTTTTAGACCAATAAGTTTTGCTGTGGCTTCCTTTTCTTTATCTGGGCTCGATGGGACCAAGGTAATCGAAGACCGATCGGAAGCTTCTCCGGATTCGGATGCGTCAAGTACGATCTTGCCCATAGAATCTACTAACTTTCCCGGAAGTCCTGGTACTTGCATATATCTCTCGCGGATAGAACCCCATAGACGTTTACGAGCTTCTCGAACGCTGGTGGTCGTGACAAGAACAAGGGTTTCATGCGGAGCACAAAGCCAATTAACTAATCCCCACATAGCCATTGTGGAAGTTTTGGCAGAAGACTTTGGCCCGGAAATGGCTAAATAGTTTTCTTCACAAGCACGTTCAATCATCCAATCAGCCCAAGGATGCCAATGAAACCCATTCTTGTTTTTAGTTTTGTGGTAAGGCCAAAGCAGATTGACCACATTCTTAAAATGTTGAGCCTTGCCCAAACCTCCATCCTCGGGTCTTAACCCAAGTTTAAAAGCGAGCAATTCAATGTCGAGGTCTCCGGCTCCATCTGGCCAGGACTTTCCATATTTTTCTATAGGCAAGGAACTACTCTGCATAATCACTTGACAGTTGTCAATTTGAGTTCAC